GATCTAAATAAAGATATGAAAGCCCCAAAAAGTGGCAAAGGCTACAAGGTATATAAAGGAATTGGTGGCAGTAAATTAAAAAAACCTAAACTACACACAGCCTCGGCACCAAGCGAAACACCAGCTGTAATAACTGGTAAATTTAGAAAGTCAGTTGATTTTGCTGTTCGAGGCAATAGAGAATTAGAGTTTGGGGCAAATGAAAATGCACCAGAGTATGCTAAATTTTTAGAAGAGGGAACATCAAAAATGGAAGCAAGAGAGCCATTTAAAAAAACTGTTATGAAAAATAAAGATAAAATTAAAAGAAATATTGATATCAGATTAAAACAAGTGTTAGGGGGTAAAAAATGAAAGGTATTCAAGTTGTTAACAGGTTAAAAGATATTTTGCCAAAATATACAAATGATTTTTCAAGTATTATTAATGCCTCATCATTAACAAGGGCAGGTTCGATAATAACTTGCACAACGGCAACAAATCATAATTTATTAACTGGTGATTATGTAACTATTAAAGGTGCAAAAGAACCTATTGCATTAAGCACTATAACTTTTTCCAATGGTATTGCCACAGCAACAGCATTGACAGATCACAAATTAAGCGATCCGTCTTTATTCGCTCCACAAATCTTGCCAATTAACATTGAGATCTCGGGAGCGGTTGGATTTAATGGAACTTGGGAATTGGTAAGTGTGCCAAGTAAATTAATTTTTACATTTAAAGTAAGTGGCAACCCTGCTAATGTCAATGGCGGATACTTATTGCTTGACGATTATGACGGATATAATGGCTATAAACAAATAACTAAAATAACAGATACTTCGTTTAGCTATACAACAACTGGTGCAATGCAATCACCAGCACAAGGCGAAATAAAAGTAAGCACAGCAACAAGAATAGCACATTCTGCAACTCCACAAAGAATACAAGAGTTCTACACAGCGGGGCAGGGCGGAGTTTTACAAACTTGGCTTTATGTTGTTATGGGGCAAAACCAAGCTTATAGAAACGATACTGTTGTTGGTGACTCATCGACTGCAAAAAGAACAAATGAAGACTACTGGAACTCGGCACAGCAAAGTTTTAGTATTTATGTAGTTATACCAGCAACAGCATCAATTCTTGGTGGCGATATTGCCGATAATGCCAAAGCCTATTTAAAACCAATATTAAAAGCACTAGCTAATTATATTTTTGAAAGTGATTTAACTGATGAAGAGATGCAACCTTGCCAGTATGTAGGCGATGAAGCTGATGATTATATAACTGCTACTTATACACATAGATTTGATTTTGTAGTGCAAGGCTTTATTCAAGTTGGCGATACAACCGATTATGATTTAGGTGTGCCATTACAAAGGGTCGAAGGTGTATTTATAGAGCAAGGTTTAGATTATGATTTAAATACTAGATAAAATCATAGTTTATTGCCTTGCAAAAAATTAACAATAATAAACAATATAACTATATTAAAAATTATTTTGTTATGCAAATAAAATTAAACCAAAATTTAAAAACTCCGCAAGGACAATTGCTAAAAGATGCTATCATTGAAATTAATGATGAAAACGGAGTGCCAACAGATTTATTTTGGCGAAATAGATTAAAAGATTCTGCTATTGACAATTGTATTGAAGTTGTCAATCAAGTTATATTAACTAAAAAAAAAGGTAAATAATGGGACAATCATTTCCAAGAGGAACATCTAATATCAGATCAGCATTAACCGCAAAAGATGCAGGCGACCGCTCAATTCTTTTAGTTGGTTGTATGATAAGTGGCACTGCTTCTAGCGGTGAGCTTAAAGAAGGTATTTTAAGCAAAAAAGAATTTAATGATTTATTCGGTGCAAAATCACAAATTGCAAAAGCTGGTAGATCTTTAATTGATACTTTATCGGTTTCTAAAATTAAGCCAAAAGTTTCTGCAATTGGTTTAGCCGATAATGCTTCTGGTGTTGCCGCAACTGGCTCAATTGCTTTTTCAGGCACTGCTACCGAAGTAGGCACATTAACTATTTACATTGATTCAAAAATTAATGGTAAATACGAAATTGCTGTTGCTATCGGTGATACTGCAACCGTAATTGGCGGTAAATTAGAGACTGCAATTACTGCTAATACTTATTCGCCTGTAACCGCTGTAAATACTACTGGTTCAGTTGCATTAACTGCCGTAAATGATGGCACACAAGGTAATACAATATCTCTTGCTATTGATGGCTCTGTTGCTGGCATAACTGCAACAATAACTGCAATGTCAAGTGGTGCAACAAACCCTGTCTTGACTTCATTATTCGATCCGATTGTAGATAAGAGATTTACAACCATTGTTTATCCTGCCGAGTGGGACACTTCTACATTATCAACATTTACCGAGGCAAGATTTAATGTAGATAATAAAATTCTTGATGGACTTGGTGTATTTTGTAAGTTAGATACTTATGCTAATCTAAACACTTTTGTAGATGGATTAAACCAAAAAACACTTTGTGGTATTGCTAATAAACTAATCTCTGCAACAAAATTAAAAGGTGGAGCTATTATTGAAAGCCCACTTGTAATTGCATCAATTTTTGCTGGTATTAGAGAATTAAGATTGTCGGTTGGTGCGAATGTTTCAAGTTTCGCAACTAATGGCGAAACAATCGGTGGTAATTATTATGGTGGTGTTCCTTATGCTGGAACTCCTGTTTATAGCTTACCTATTATCGAAAGTGGCAATGATTTTAGCGATGTTGAAGCTGATGAGCTTGCAAATAGCGGTTTAACTCTATTAAGAAACAACCCTTCTAATACAAGCATCATTATTAACGAAGCAATGACTACTTATAAAACAGATGCGCAAGGTCAAGTAGATAAAACTTTCAAATATGTCAACTATTTTGATACATTGACTATTATTAGAGAATATGTATTTAACAATTTAAAAGCCGATTTAATTGGAAGACGATTGACAACTGGCGAATTGATAGCTGGGCGTGCTATGATAAATAAAGAAGGTTTTATTAACCTTATGAAAAAATATTATGGTGCATTATCGGGTTATAAAACTAACAATAATAACTATGTATTATTAAGAGCTGGTGATAGCGAATTAAAAGCTTTTGTTGATGCATTAGATCAATCAGTGGTTATAACCTTAATTGATGGCAAGATAACAGCAGAATCAATTGCTAATATCGTAACCCAAGTAAGAGAATTTATAGTTAATTTTACTCCAACATTTGAATAAATAAATTTATGGCAATATTACAACAAGGCAATTTAGTTATTAACGGAACACCGATAGCTTATGAAGGTAAAGTTAAAATCGAAGCTGGCTCTATTACAAGAAATGTTTTTAGCCAAGTTAATGGCTCAAAATTAATTACTAGTGATGTTTCGACTAATATTAGTATTATCAGTGTGCCAGTAAGAGCAACCCCTGAAAATATCGAATTATTTACAAGCTTTTATAATAATGGCGATAACAACACAATTTCGTTTAGAAATCAAAATTTTTCAGGCTGTGTAATGGAAAAATTACCGCAAATTGAAGATTTAGAAGTTGTTGAATATATGTTTAAAGGCGATCCTGCAATTTAGTATGAAAGATAAAATTATTTTTGATTTACAAAATTCTATCAAAGTTCAATTTAAAGATGGTGATAAAAATTCTTTTATTGATTTAGATAAAATCTATTTATCGGCACCATCTTATAAAGACAAAGATAAAACCTTGTTGCTAAAAAAGAAGTTTATAGAAGCTATTTTTGGCATGACACAATCTTTATCAAAACAACAAGCAAGCGAACAAATAGAAAATGAAAATGGTTTGGATGCCAAGGCTATCAAGGCTATTTTATATGCAAGCCCTAACTTTGACATTGTTAGCTATTTTAAATTGTTTGCAAACTTACTATTAAATGTTGCTTTTAAAGATGAAGACATAAAACAACCTCTTACTGCTCTTGATATTGAAAAAATTAGCGATGAAGATTTTGAGGAGCTATTAGCTAAATATTTAGAGGTTTTTTTTATTGTTTCGTGGATGAAGACCTTAAAATAGGTGGCTTTACTCACAACAAGGTTTCAATCGAATCAATAATTTGTAATCTTGGATATTTTTATAAAGGCTCGGCTAGTTTCGAGTGGCTCGAATTACAGCCAATAACAAAAATATTAAGACTTCAAAAAGAAGCAGAAAAAATTAACAAACAACTAGAAAAAAATGTTTAAAATATCTTACATCTATGATTTAGTTGATAACATAACCCCTCAATTAAAAAAAATACAATCAAACTTGGAAGCCACCAAAAGCAAAGTTAATTCTATTGCAGGGCAGATGTCAACATCATTTAGTAATTTAAGCGATACTATAAAAAAAACCAGTCAATCATTTAATAACGCAGGCAGAACACTCGCTCCATTATCGGTAGCAATGGGATTAGTGGCAACAAAGGCTTTCAAAAGTGCCGCAGAATTCGAAATGTTAAGAATAAGAATGAATGTATTAACTGGCAGTGTCGAAAAAGGAGGATTAGCTTTTCAAGAGGTTACTAAATATGCCGCTAAAACACCGTTCCAAATTGCCGATATTAGTAAATCTTTAAATATGTTAATGTCTACTGGTGGGATGCAATTCGAAGAAGCTATGAAGACAATTAAAGTTCTAGGCGATATTGCTTCAATATCTGGTGGTGAGATGAGCGGAATGGCATTGGCATTTTCGCAAACCGCGGCAACAACAAGATTATTAGGTCAAGACTTTAATCAATTTGTTAATAATAGTGTGCCTTTAATGAAAATATTAACAGATTACACAGGCAAAACAACGGCACAAATAATGGCAATGAAAGAAAAAGGTGAGTTAAGTTTTGATGTAGTTGCAAAAGCTATGGAAAGAGCCACACAAAAAGGCGGATTGTTTGAAAATGGAGCTGAAAAAATGTCTCAAACTTTATCAGGACTTGCAAGCACTTTAATTGATTCTGTCAATATTGCATTTGGCGAGCTAGGAACGGAAATGGCAAAAGCAATTGATCTATCAAGTAATATTACAAACATCACCGATGCTATTGAAAAACTTACAGATAAATTTAAATCTTTATCACCCGAAGCAAAAAGATTTATTACTTATGGAATTTTAATAGCTGCCATATTAGCACCAGTAGTGTTTATTTTAGGTTCTCTTGCTGGTGTTTTGGCATTAGCCACACTAGGTGTTATATTGTTTGGTAAAGCAATAACAAAGGTATTTACAGCAAACCCTTGGATACTTGGCTTGCAACTTGCTATTCTTACGATGTTTTTATTTAAAGACGAGTTAATAATAATTTATGATTTTTTAAAAGATAAATTTGCTAGTGCTTTTGATTATGTTGCCGAAAAACTAAAAATGGTAATGGGATTGATTAATCAATTTAGAGCCGATACTTCTATTGTTTTAGATTTTATTGGGCTTGATAAATTGTCGGAAATAGTAGCACCAAAAATGAACCAGCCAGCACAAATTAATAAACCACAACAATTAACAGCGGGCGGTCAATTAGATGTTAATATTAAAGGCTTGCCACAAGGTTCTAGTGCAGGTTTTACTCCTCGCCCTAACAACTTCTTACCAGTTGGTGTCAATTCAGTTTTTGCGGGGTTCTAATGACGATATTTAACACAGCAAGATTACCAGACGGACAGTTTAGAGATGCTTTTTTCTTTTATCAAGAATCAAGTGGTAGCGGTGGTAGAAAAACACAAACCCACGAATACCCGAACAAAACCGAAAGATATGTCGAGGATCTAGGTGGTCTTGAAAAAAAATTTACATTAAATGTTTTTACCGATGATAATGTAAGTTATAGTGAAAGAGATGCCTTAATTAAAGAATTAGACAAAGCAGGAGTTGGCACATTGGTTCATCCTTCTTTTGGCGATTTAGAAGTTGTCGTTGTAGGCTATACATTCGCCGAGAGTGTTAAAGAATTAGGTATTACTAAATTTACAATAAATTTTGAAGTAGCTTCTCAAAATGTTTTACCGACTAAAACAACTGCCACAAAAGGTCGTTTAGCACAATTAAAATCAGACATTCTTGGCGATAATGAAAAAGCTTTTGATGATGGTTGGCAGTCGGTAAAAAATGCCAAGGCAAAATTTGATTCAGGAGTTAAAACATTAAAAAGAACTGCAAACAAAATAAATAATATTGCTAAACAAATTCAAGGTGCTGGCGATAGCTTCGCCGATGCAATAACATCATTAAACCAAATTGTCAATAGTGCTAATAAACTAGTGCAAGCTCCATCAGTTTTGGCTTCAAACTTACGAACTTCTTTTGATAATCTAGGGGTTGCCTTTAAAAACTCAAAAGATTTATTCAATACAACTAAAAAACTATTCGGCTTTAATGAAAGCGATCAAGCTATTGTAGGCAATTCACAAATTCAAAAAGATATTAAAACAAATCAAGATCAATTAAATAATTTTGTCAATGTTGCCGTGCTCGCCATTGCCTACGATGCTTCGGTTAACATAGAATACAATAATTTACAAGAATTAAACCAAGTAATTGCCGATTTAGAAAATGGTTTTAATCAATTACCAGATACTATCGATAAAAATTTAAGAGATGCTTTACTACAAATGAAAATTGAAGCTACTAATATATTTTCTGAGTTAGCAATTAGCTTGCCCAATGTTGCTAGTTATAATGTTATTAATCCGATTAGCTTAAACAATCTTATTTTTAAATTATACGGCTCGCTAGAATTAAAAGAAACAATAAGATTGTTAAATAATTTTGGCGATACTTCGCAAATACAAGGCAACATAAAGATTTTAACAAATGTTTAATAACAATATTTATCTTGAAGTTGACGGGGTTAGATATGAGGGCTTTACAGATATTGCCGTCAATTCGGCAATGGAGAACTTCTCTTCTTCTTTTTCATTTACAACAACGGTAAAAGAAAACAAACAAGGCAAGATTATTAACGATATTAAGCTAGGTCAAAAAGCAAAGGTTTTTATTGATAAAATATTAATAGCAACTGGCTTTATTGAAGAGCTAGACAAAGAAGTTTCGCCAAGCTCGCATTCTAAAACGGCATCAGGGCGAGATGTTGGCGGTGATATAATTGACTCAGACATTATACAAAAATCTTATAATCAAAGAAATTTTGAAAGACTGGTTAATCTTGTTTTAAAAGATAATGGGTTCTCAATAGAAGTAATTAATAAAGTTGGTATCTTAAATTTAGAAGCAAAAGAAACGATAAAGACGGAGCAGGGGCAGTCTATTTTTGATTTTTTAGATAAGTATGCCAAAAAATTACAAGTATTGTTAAAAATGGATAAAAACGGCAATTTAAATATTATTCGTGAAGATAATGATGTTGTTAAAAATATGCTAATAAATAATTATACAGCCGATACAAACATTTTAGCATCAAGATTAAGATTATCTACAATAGACAGGTTTAATGTTATTGAAGTATATTCGCAAGGCAACAACAAAACTCACAGCAAACTAGGTATTTCACAAAAAGGCAAGGCAGTTGATCCACAAATTAGAACAACAAGAAGAAAAATATTGACAATGGATACTGCAAGCGAGAGTAAATCATTAAAAGCCCTAGCCGAGTGGAATATACAACTTAGAAGAGCCAAGGGTTCAAGATACACTTGCACTACTCTTGGCTTTTATTCTAGCAATAATACATTGTGGCAACCGAATACTCTTGTTGATATAATTGATTATGATATGGAAGTTCAGGGAGTTTTTTTAATACAAGGAGTTACTTTTAATCAAAACTTACAAGGCTCATTTACTAATCTTGATATTGTAGAGCAAGGTTCTTTTAGTATAGACAAAATAAACAATTTAGGCAATAGTTTTGCTGACGACTTGATTGTTTATTAAGCAATTAATCCGTGATTTTTTAAAGCTGTAATAATACTTGCAATTGCAGTTCTTGCTTCTGCATCTACTATTAT